TTTCGAACTTCAACTTTCCTGGTCGTAATTGGAGCAACACAATGAGCATACATATAATGTTTACGATAATCACATAAATTAGGATCATAAACGTGACGAGCCTGCAATTCTTCTAAAGAAGGGAACTTATCAAATATTTCATCAGCAGTCAATCCTATACGTCTAACAAGATCATTAACAGCCTTATCCCCACCTTCCATAGCTAAAAAATCATGAATCATATCTCTAGGAGCTTTAACTAATCCAGTCTGAAATAACCGATCATACATAGCGGAAGCAGCATTATAAGTAATAAGATTTGTACCATAAGATTCCCAAGCGTGACCATAAGTCTTTAAAAGCGCACCTAAATAACTAGCATTACGATCAATAGTACACATTCTTACAATAGGTTCTAAAAAATGTTTATAAGGTAACACAGGAGCACCATCTATAACGAAATCATTCGCTATAAAAAAACGTTTTAAAAACTTAGGACCCTTATAAAGAAATACTCCTGTAGAATGATCAACCACAGAAAGAAACTTATCATATTCTTTAAAGTCCCTAAGCTCCATATTACAGTAACGACGCAAAAATTCAGCAAAATTCTCTACGCTAATTAAACCACGTAGAACTTTAGGATAGCACCAAATATGATCATCACCATAAACAATAAAACGTATAAGACCAGCCATAATAGCATTATCTATATACAACGCTATATGTGGATGAGTTTGCATAATATGACTAAGATAAAGACAAAAACACAAACCCATTATCCAAGAGTCACCATGAGAAGTCTCGGGACCACCTGAATACATCACACCACATATTATACGCCACACATTACCTATCTGAAGAGTTATCTTATTCGTAACATGATACATGACGTATGTATACAAACGTTTCATAAACGCACGCTGAGAATTATTCATTTTCTTATAATTATAATACCTGCTTCCAGAAGCCAGATAAACATACATCATCCAATCCGTAATATGCTTATCTAATGCAGTAATATCACCATCAACCCAAATTATATCATCAGACTCATAATTTAAAAACTTAGCTATCTCATACCACTGACCATGATATGCAGAACAACCAATTTTAATAACATTTCCACGTTCTAACAACATTCGAGCTTCATGAAGATGAGTAGAAATCAAAGACAAAGGCAAAGACGATATAAAAAACTCACGAGCCTTTAATTGAACATCAAGCAAATCCTTCATCATTTTTTCAAAACCATAACGCCACTCAGCCTTAATTTTCGTAACATTAAGATGCATGAAATCAGGAAAAATCCCATCTCTTAAGTCACACATTATACGATGAGCTACGCGAGCAGCAGCTTCAAACATATATATCTTCTTACCAGCATTTCGAACATTCACCGGAACTCCGGCAAACTCAGTCTTTCCACTAGGAGCACACAAAATACCGCCAGACGTATTAAGCTTTATTAATTCTAAAAAGAACTTAGGACTATAAACAAAGTCTAAAGTTCCAACAAATTGGGAAGTACCAAGCATATTCTCAAGCATACGAACAGCAGGACCTATAATAGTTCGTATAACCTGAAAAAAATCTCCCCTCTTGGTACAATCAACATTAAACGAAGATAAAAGCCTATGCTGTTTAGCAAGATTAATTTCATTAGTAGCATACACAGCAGTCGGCATACCTCTAAAGCCATTATAAATAATATTATCTATACTCAAACGCTCCATACAAAGTGAAGCGAGAGATCCAGGCTTAGGTTTAGTAATATTCAAAAGAGTATTATACAAATACTCATCTAAATATTGAACATGATGACGAAGTTCGGGACTAGCTATAACGTTAGTCTCACGAATCGGATTAGAGTGGTCAGTAGGAGGCTGAATAGGAATCTGAGAATTAGGGGTATAAAACTCTTTATAAAAATCAGACCAAGCCTCCCAATGATCCTTAAGTTTCTTCTTAACTTGATCACTCTCAATATAATATTTAAGAATAATTTGAGAATACACAAAAGCATATAATTCACGATCATTTTTAAACTTATACTTACAGAGAGTCATTGGCTCGAAACTAGGAATACATGAAGTAATCTGGTATCCACAGTAACCAGCATGTTCAGTACAATAACAATCACGTTTAAAATTCATTCTACGATCTTCTTCTCGTTTAGCGGATCTTGTTTTTT